GTATTGAGTGCAATAAAGTGTATATAGGATAGATGACGGTGGGGAATAGAAACCATTTTAACTACACCTCACATGCCACGGTTCCCAATTGTGTGATAAAGTGCAATAAAGTGTGATTCTGCACCTCAAATGACTCAATTACCCTAGTTTACAGGCTGGTCTAACGGTGCTGCCAGTATTTATCCACTTTGATCCTATGATGACGCCACGGTGATCTAGCAGCGACTCTAGACTATATCTAACCGTAAGCATACAATAGGCCCCGCTGCTGTATAGTGAGTATCGTGCGTGTACTATGCATATATACGTATATACGTTAAATAGTGTATCTAGGAGCGAGCCTTGACCAGTAACCGTGTTGAATCAATAGCAGAGCATATCAGATACACTGTGGCTGTGTTGAATCACCACGATGATCCTAGACACAATCGCCTGTATCAAGAAGGTTTCGTGCTGGGACATCTAGCATCAATCTTTGAACATGATGCTATACTATATAGAGAGTTCCTAGAGCACTGTGAATATCTTGCCAAACAGCAGAACAAAAAGATTGACACCCGCCGTAGATAGTGCTATAATAGTGTATGCTTAAAAAGCGTAGATTATCATTATACAGAGCGGGAATCATGACACTACCAGACGAAAGATATCGTGCAGTTGTATATACCCGGCAGTTTCTGCTGCGACTGCTGACCACACCTAGGATCCCCAAAGCCGTCAAGGCAGAGGCACGCAGCTGTCTACGGCACTATCCCTCAGACTGGGACCTGCAGCGAGCAGCAGAAGGTTCGCCTGACATATTCCAGCAGCGCATGGAGGATCTACACAGGTTCGTAGCTGCGGGTCGTGCAGCAGCAGAGCAAGAGGATGACAAAGATGCGGAACTCTTGAGAGGATAAAGAGAGTTGTAACACATTCGGGCCCCTAGCTCATGTTGGTTAGAGCAGCGGACTCATAATCCGTTGGTGCCGTGTTCGACTCACGGGGGGCCCACCAAGTTAAGCAGCGTACAGCAGCAGTCCTTAGCTCAGTTGGATAGAGCAACAGCCTTCTAAGCTGTAGGTCACTGGTTCGAATCCAGTAGGGCTGGCCATATAACAGCAGCAGAGCGCAGCGTACACGAGCCCGGATGGTGAAATAGGAAGACACAAGAGACTTAAAATCTCTCGCTGGAAACAGCGTGCCGGTTCGATTCCGGCTCCGGGCACCATCAACAGCAGCAGCTACAGCAGCAACTTGATCACCGTGCGCAGCCCGCAGCAGCTGAGTTATCCACAAGTTGTTAACACTGTTGGCATTCACAGTTGTGGATAACCTGTGGACAAGTCAGCAGCGAACTTTCGCGAACGAGAAACCCTTGACTGTGCAGGGTCATAATCAGTTTGGTTGACACTGTTGCCAAAAGGCCGTATAATAACAGCATGGACACAAAAAACACTCCCCGTAAAAAGCGCACAGACCGCAATCATATCATATATGAGTTGCGTGTTGCTGGCGGCAACTACATAGGCGTCACAGCTAAGACTGAGACCACTATTAATAAGTCAGTGCTGGCTCGTGCAGCCAAGCACTTCTATCGTGCCAAACGGGAAGCTAAGGATTGGGCTCTGTGCCATGCACTGCGGTCTTTAAACGACAAGAGCGAGATAGAAGTACTAGTACACGAAGTCATCCGTGGCAAAGCGGCTGCTCACAAGCGGGAAGTTGAACTACGTAGACAGTTGTGCCCTACACTTAACACAGACACAAGAGGAGATTGATATGTATACAGTTGAAGTCTATAAGAAGGATGCTCGTACCAAGGTGGGCGAGCGCTTGGTCAAGAAGGTGGATCATTCCACAGCTGATCGTGGCGCCCTGGAACACGTGTACAAGCACACCTACTTTCCCAGCCATGGTTACCGCTTTGAAATCCACGAGACCTATGTTACCCGTAACAACATGATGGGTGGAGCAGAGTACCAGGAACGCTATGATACACCTAGACACTGTTCACCTAGCTCAGAAGCCTACTGGAGCATGTAGGGGTTGACACAGCAGCAGTTTGATCGTATAATAGAGACTTACACACACTAGGAGCGAGAAATGGGAACACGAAGCACAATTGCGTTAGAGTACGCAGACGGTACCGTTGAGCAGGTATACTGCCACTGGGACGGCTATTTGGAACACAACGGCAAGATCTTGCAGGAGCACTATTCAAACCCGTTCAAACTGCGTGACTTGATGGATTTGGGCGACCTTAGCTCACTGGGTCGCAACTTGGGCAACGGACATCCTTTCTCAAAGTTCGGGCTGAAAGAAGAAGATCCAGACTTTGATCAAATGATCGCTTTGTGCAAACAAGCTGAAGAAGAAGGCTGGACTACCTTCTACGGACGCGATCGTGGCGAGACAGGCACAAGTGCCAAGAAGTTCGCTAGCTATGAGGACTATCTGTTGAATCACCAGTACGAGGAATACGAGTACATCCTACGCTCAGTAGGTGGTGAAGCTGTTTGGTATGTAGCAGACCACAGCGACAATTATGTGCTTTTGGCTGACGCACTTGCAGAGCATCTGCGTGAAAGTGCTGAAGCAAAAACCCTAGAGGCATAAGGGTTATGATTGATAGGGGTTGACAACAGCCCCTATCTGTCATATAATAGAGACTTACACACACAGAAGGAGCGAGAGATGGCTACAATTGTTGAGATTTTGGAGGGTTCCTACGGTGCCCGCAAGAACATGATCTATCCTGGCATGCGCCTAGAGATGGTGAAAGACTTTGACGGTGAGGCTATCACTTGCCTTGCTGGTGAAGAGATTGATAACGGACGCAACCCTAACAAGAAGATTCGTGTTAAGGTAGAAGGCCTTTCAGCTTATCGTGTGGTCAGCCACATTGACAGCGAACCCGTAGGAGAGAACAGTTTGGTACAACTTAAGGTAGCCGATTCGGCTGTAGCACATATCAGCGATGAGGATCTCATTGAGAAGACTCGTGCTCGCTTCCAAGTACTTACGGACATGACTAAGGCTGTGAAAGCTGGTGATGTTCGTGCAATGATTGTGACAGGCCCTCCGGGTGTTGGCAAATCGTTTGGTGTTGAAGAAGTACTCACCAAGGACGACTTGTTCAATGCATTAGGCGAGCGTAAGCCACGCTACGAGATTGTGAAAGGTGCTATGAGTGCCATTGGCTTGTATGCTAAACTCTACGAGTTCTCTGCGGAAAAGAATGTCATCGTGTTTGATGACTGCGACTCAGTGTTGCTGGACGACTTGAGCTTGAACATCTTGAAGGCGGCTTTGGACAGTAGCAAGAAGCGTACTATCAGCTGGAACACAGACTCACGCCTGTTGCGTTCAGAAGGTATTCCAGATCGCTTTGAGTTCAAGGCAGGTGCTATCTTTATCACCAACATCAAGTTTGAGAATGTACGAAGCAAGAAGCTACAGGATCACTTGGGTGCCTTAGAGTCACGCTGTCACTACATTGATCTGCAGATGGACACAGACCGTGAGAAGGTCCTGCGTATCAAGCAGATCGTTGCAGACGGCATGTTGGATCACTACGAGCTAGCAGACATTGCCAAGGACGAGGTTGTGGACTTTGTGCAGACAAACAGATCCAAATTGCGTGAGCTCAGCTTGCGTACGGTGCTCAAGGTTGCAGACTTGCGCAAGAGCTTTCCAGCTAACTGGATGAGCATGGCAGAAGTAACTGTTATGAAGAGAGGTTAACATGAAAGACACCCTCATAGCAGGGTGCCAGTACATTGGCCCCGAGCAGAAAGAGTACCCGTTCAAGATGTGTGGTTGCAAACCCTTCCCGGGTCGTGTATACTGTGAAGAACATATCTGGACAGTGTACAAGAAAGGTACCAGTTCAGGTAACAAACGAAAGATCTCGGCCATCGAGAAAGAGCTGGCCGAGATCAAACTGATTGAAGAAGTCGAGGAGATACTTAATGATTAAGATTGCATTGGCTGTAGTGGCTATCATATTCCTATTGGCCATAGGACCGTTACTGGTTCTGTGGTCGTGGAATGTGTTGTTCGGGGCAGCTCTCATGATCCCCTACAACTTGGAGACATGGTGTGCTACTGTTTTGATTGGTGCTTTCCTTCGGGCGAATGTAACTGTAAAACGGCGAGATTGAGGTTGCATTGTGTCTACAGCTTCTATATACTAGTAGAACGCTGTGAGACACAGCTATACAGAGGAAACTTAAAATGAAGAGAATTAATCTAGAAACCAAAACAGGCAAGATCTTTGCCGCCCTACAAAAGGGTGAGAAGTTGACAGCCAGCGACGCCGCACATCGTTTCGGCGTTAAGAACTTGTCAGCAGAAGCTTCACGCATCCGCCAAGCAGGTTATGCCGTGTATGCCAACAGCCGCAAAGCTGGTAATGGTGTTCAGGTAACTGAGTACGAATTGGGTCGCCCAAGCCGTGAGATTGTTGCACTTGGCTACATGGCTAAGAGCTTGGGTCTTACCTTGACAGCCTAAGTAGGTTATCAAACAGGCAAGCCGATTCGCTCCCGGGGCGCTAGTTTGGGGTGTTGTAGAAATACAACACCTTTTCTCTTTTCTGGCACTCCAATCATTTCGGTTGACAGCATCCACGATCGGCTATATAATAACGACATAGACAACAAAACGGAGCGAGCGATGTTTACATCAGATCAAGTTTGGGGTTTGGCAGTGGCCGCAGATCGTATCAACGGTGGCTACTTCAAGGAAGATGTTTATGTCTACGAGGGCGAATGCCGCAAGCGCACCACCCAGGCCAACAAGATGATGCTCAAAGAGTGGCTTCGTACAGGCGCCCTTACTGAAGCCACAGCAAAGGACATTGAAAAGGGCCGTGAGATCCGTAGCTACTTCAACGGCTTCTTGCTGAAACAGATCTCGGGAAAGATCAACGAGTTCGAGCAACAGGCTCTCCGTATTGCACAAATGGATGAGTTCACTGGCAGGAACATGTTGGAGTTCGCCATCGTGAGCTGCTTGCCTAGCGTGATGATCCGTGATCAAAGCCGCAATGAGTTGGCTCGTGAAGTGCGTGGCAGCACTCAACTCACAGGCGCTGTGGGTGACAAGATCCAGGGCGAGATCGAAGTGGTCAAGTGCTACTACAGCAAAGACTATGACAAGTATAGGGTTACTGCTAAACTGGTTGACAGTTTTGTAGATTTCTGGTATAATAGTAACTTGGAAGCAGGGCAGAAGTTAAGCATCAAAGCAAAGATTAAAAGTGTTCGTGGCGATAATACAACACAATTAAACTTCGTAAAAAGAGCTTGACAACTGAGCTGATTGGTGTTATACTATTAACACTGAGAAAGCAATTTTAACTGAGAACAGAAAGAGGTCTTAACATGGCAAAAAGCAACGACATTTCCATCCGCCAAGTCGGTCCAAAAGCCGCGAAGCGTTCTATCCGTAAGGCGATTCAAACTCGTCGTCCTACATTCCTTTGGGGCCCTCCAGGTATTGGTAAATCCGATATCGTCAAGCAGATTGGCGTAGACGCTGGTCGCGAGGTAGTTGATGTGCGCCTTGCATTGTGGGAACCCACAGACATTAAAGGTATCCCCTACTACAATGCTGATCAGGGCAAGATGGTTTGGGCACCCCCAGCA